GATAGTTACATCTATTTCTAAATCTTCAAGGCCGCTCTCAAATACTTGATTGTAATTTGACGCTGTTAGATAATCGCCGCCCGGATCGGCCCAAAGTTGAACAGCGCCTGCATCACTTCTGGCGCGTTGGATCCAATCGGAGCCCGTGTTGGCCATAGTATAATCCAGATAATTTTCTAAATCTAGCCCTGTGCCCTCTTGCCATGATTGAGAAACTGGCCTAACAGTGAGGGTATAATTTTCCGGAACTGTTCTAGAGGTTTCCGCATTGAACATCTTTAAATAAAAATTAACATTTCCACTAGCAGGGAGCGCTCCCGATGAACGATCTGATGAAATGGTGGAAACTGGAAACTTAATTAAAATTCTGGACAACTCTACATGCTTGTTCTCTGCAGAGGAGGTATATGCACGCTCGTAGACTGAATATACCTCTATGATATCTGCTGCTCCCATATTGGAGCCAGTGGCGCGCGTTGTGAGATTGGTTTGCCATGCATTCGAAATTGTGTTGTCTGCTGTTGCAGTATAACGTTTTATTGCCATTATCTAACTTTTCCTTGAATATCTACTTCTGGGAACTTAATCTCAACTATTGCGTTCTTTGGTACCATTAAATAATTTCCATCTGGTGCGGTGTTGGCATTGACGTCTATCGATGCGGCGCTATAATTGCTATCAGTTTTATTAACCAGTCTGACTTTTAAAACATCCAATACGCCGGGCGCCTCTTTGAGTTGTGCGTATATTTCACTAATTGAAAATTGTTCACCAATATAATAAGGTGTGCTATATCTTTCTTTAAGGGTATCTATCGCATCCTGTAACGCGACGAATTTATTTACTGAGTTTTTTGCTTTAATCACGAATTCAATGCCAATGTTAAGAATGAAGGGGTCCAAAATATCAATAGTATCGCTTAACATTCTATAATGATTTAGCCAAGTTTTTAAATTATTTTTAATTGTACTATTTGTTAACGTAAACTTGCCAAATTCGTCTTCTGAAATAACATACATGTTCAAGTTTCTCTTTTGAGAATCTGGATCTCGCTGTACCGATACCCTCTTTATTGAGCCAAACTTGGCCGGCATTCTATATGCAAGATTCTCATAGTCTGCTTGAGTTACAGCGCGATTTTGTGTAGGGAATGTATCGAAAATCCTTCTTTTTAAATCTATCGAGGTTGGCAACGTAACGTCGCCAACGATAGGGGCCTCATTGTGTACCTCCAAAGAATTATTAATATCTTGTACTGTCGTGTCAACTAAGCGCGGGCGGTCTGGGTAATCAAATACTTTACTATCGACTACATTTAAGGCGCCGGCGCCCACATTAGAATTTGAAGGGTTTGTTGTACGGTAAACCACTGTTAAGGTGGTGTTTGCCGGCACAATACCATAGTTTTGATTATCTGATAATTTTGTAGGATCAAAAGTTTTATTTGTTGTATATGATTTGCCAAATACATCTATGGCAACTTCTTGCGGCGTGGCGATCACATTCGATTTATTTGGGTTGCCACTTCCAAACTGCAAAAATGTGGCGGCTCTCTCGTGCTGCACAACAAATTTTCGAGACACTAGGTATGGCTTTATAATAGACGGCACATTATCATTTTTATAATTTTTATTGGTTAATTCCTTAAATACAATATCTTGAGCCAAATAATCGACCTCAAAATATTCATTGCCCGCAGAGTCCGCAACCGATATAATTTCTGCTATATTGGGGGCTATAATTTGAACTTTTTTGAACCTTTCGAAGACGCCGATTTTTATTTTTTCTTGTAAGAACACTCCAGATACAACATTGCCCGGCGCTTTGACCGCATAGTATGTTGGAGCGCCAGTAGATGCATCAGTTCTTGCCACTACCGATAGATTTTTAGGGTCAGCAAAATCAACATTACTAGTTAATACAAAATTTAATCCATTTTGAGATGAAAAGCGAGAGCCGCGGCGAAGAATTGGCAAATAATCAGAATCTGGACCCAGGGCCACCGTAGATGCTGGGACCAAGACATAAAGCATCACCTGGCCATACGTTGACGGTCGGCCAAGATTTTTATAGCCTAATACTCGGCCATGCCTTAATATATTATTATACTGAAATGCTGTATCTAGAAAGGTTTCGTTAACATTGTAATCCAAGTAGAATGATAATTGATCGCCGACATAAGCAACGGCATCCAACATTAAAGCGCCAAACGATGCTTCGCTAAAATCACGGAATGTGTCAGGATAAAATCTTTCCACCACTTCCATTAAGTCTCCTCTAATTGAAGAGAAGTCTCTGTGGGTGTAATTAATTGGTAATATTTTCTTTTGTTCGTCGGCCATTAAAATTTATTTCCTTATGCAATTTAAATAGTAAATTCGAGCAAATCTGATTGTCCTAACCCGGGTATCCGATAAGAAATAAATATTGCCAAATGATTGTTATCCTGATCAGATGAAGCGAATTCTATTTCTTGTATTACTATTGCCGGCATATAGATAGCAACTTGTTCTCTGATACGCGTATCAATTTCAGCATATACGGTATCACTAAAATTTTCAAATAAATAGCGCTTTAGCCCCACGCCGAACTTAGGTTCCATTACGCGCTCGCCAGGAACTGTAAGGATCAACATTTTAAAATTCTGCTTTGCTACACGCTTAATGTGCTTAAGCATTGTAAAGCCATCTGCACTATCGTACGTTAAAGGAAGTGCCACGCCATAAGAAGCCATATTTTATACCTCTTAGTAAATATTCACTTAATCACTTTTCTTACAAAGTTCGCCATTTGCATTAAATGGAGTTGAACGAAGCAAGCTTTTCTTAAACCATGGGAAATGCCTTTCGCCAGGAGAAAGGCTCCATGTGGCGCGCAGGGAGGCTATAAAAGAAGTGGCGGCATCGGGGAGATCGCCTGGATCAAAATCCCTAGAATTATAATAATTATTGAACAATTTTTTAACTCTTGCTTTTGATTTAACAAGAACAGAGCGATTCCATTTATCAAAATGTAATTCAAAAAATCCGCCGCCGGTGAACATTCCCGAGTCCCTCTGGTACCGATCAGCCCAGCCGCCGGCGCCGTCCGCGAGGCGCGCGCCTGCTCCTGCGGCTTCGGTGTCAACTACTACGTACTTGCCGGGCTTATCTGCTATATCGGAGACGAAATTATCTGTGGTGGTCTCGCCAATTGATGGGAGAAACGCCATATCATTATAAATTGCCAATGTCGAAAGAACCTTGTTTAGCGGGAAGATATAGCTTGTTAGCATTCTAAATTTATCGTCATCTACCAAATTATTAATCAAACACAATAATAATTTACTATCGCTCTCAAGCGGCTGAAACTTTTCTATGGGCAAGTCTAAGACATCAATTTCTACTTCTGTGATAGCATACTTTATGCTGCCAACTTGAAACGATAGGCGAAGGCCGTACCGGGCGCCAAGTTCGCCTGTAGTGCCAGCCGCGGCGCCAGTATCTGGATCGGTCACCAACCGCATTGTGCCGGGATATACATCAGAAATATTCAATGACCGGTCTGGCAATGCTGCCAGCCGGGCGAGCGCTGCAATTGGAGTGAGATAATCATTATTTAGTCTAATGTATGACTCGACGACAAACGGTTTCTCTGACGTGCCAGAAGCGCCACCGATGCTGCCAACGGAGCCAATTGGCACAATTACTTTATTTGCGAAAGGTCTTAACATATCATGTGTTTCAGAACTGTGGCGCTCGCCTACCATGTATACTGGGAGGCCATCTTCATCTATATGCACATGATAATACCCTGTATATGGTTCCCCGTCAGGGGTGGCCAATTCCTGGCCATTGGTGTATAATTGCTCGCCTTCGGTTGGGAGGCCTTGAACTTCTTCTTTTAGTTCTTTATTGAGCGTTAAGCTAGTATTAGCCGAGAGGCTCTCCAAGAGATAATATCCTAAATTGTTGATCATGCTGTCTTGATCGATAATTCCAACATGTTGTAGGTTCTTCATAAACACTTCAGCCATATATTCCATTTCTTGTATTACAAATTCCTTCAAAATTGCTTTCGCCCACTCTTCAGTTTGCTTGATGGCCTCAAGATTTTTTTCATATCTATAATTTTTTAAAGTTTGTAGCATCCAAGCGTCTCCTGTGTTTTTTGCAGCCACAAGATCATTGTCGTCTGGGTATTTATACTTGGCTTGGAAGCCGGACAGGTATTCTAAAGCTGCTAACGCATCAGAGGGAACATCCTCGATGGCGCCAGTTTCAACTTTCCTTGCATATGTTTGTACTGTTTGCTCTAAAAATGCATACCAAAATTCATCATCTTTAAACGGACTGAAGGACTCTAGAAACGCGTTAGATTGAGCATCTTTGAGTTCTTCTTCCATTAGCTCAACCACATATGCTGCATATAGAGAACTGAAGTTCTTTTTAAAGTCTGGATAAAATTTGGTGAAAGTGGCAAGGCTCTTTAAGAAATTAAAACTAACAAAGATTCGACACATAGCGTGTATCAGACCTTCAATGCCGGCCTTGCTGGCGCGCTCTAAAATTCTATTGTAAGGCTTTTCCGTAACACAATCTGGATCTGATTTCAGACGCTCATCTTCAGGAATTTTTGAATAACTCTCATCAATTATTTCTTGAATGGTGCCAAAATCTACCAAATCAGTATGTTGTGGTTTGCAAGGACTCATCTCTGGGAACATGACGTCAACCATTCCAAGCCAGCCGGTCTTTTTAGCTGGCTTTAAATGCACGGGGGGGTTAAGATTAGAGCCGCCGTAGACAAGAGGATCTAAGTAAAATACTCGATTCGCAGGCCCATCATTATTTTCCTCGTCATACTGCATTCTACTAATTCCAAGAGGCGCGTTGTCGGTGTCGGTGTCGGTGGCGTCCAAATATTCTTTAAAAAGCATGAACTGGTCTTCGTATCCCATTCCATATTCTATTTGAGCAGGCGAAAGATCGTCTAGTTGTGCTCCGTATTCAAATGCAGCCTCGTTTGTAGATATCTCATTTGCAAACTTATTAAACACTAAGTTCATCACCTGATCATATGCGGGCTTAAGGGCATCCATTTGCGGCGGGGGCCCGGGGTTCTGTTTTTCAATCATTTCCTGCAGCAAAACTAATTGTGGAATTATCGAAGTACTTGGTGAATCCAAAATCGTTTTAAATTTAGTGTAACCGCCCTCGTTGTATTCTTTGTTGTCAAGGCCGTCATCAACTGATAAAAATTCATAGGCCCGGTACGTAGTAATTGAATTGGCTCTTTTTTTAAATTCTGTCTCTTCCGGTGCGCTTTCATAGTAAGAAGCATTTGACTCCGGCACGGAGCTATTTAAAACTTTTTCAATTTTAATTCTAGCATTGTCATCTGGGCGATTTTGGCCAACAATCACATGTGTTCCTGCATCAGTATATCCAGCGGCTTGGGCGGCAGCTTGGGCCTCAAGCCAAACTTGTTCAAATCCTTCAGATATTTTTGCAGCCTCCTCTGCAGAAGTTACCATGCGGGAGTGCGCGCGAGAGGGACCCTCTTCAGGGAAGAACTGTTCCGGGATTGGGCTGTAGTGCTTTTCTGCGACCAAATCGGCCAAATAAAGTTCTACATTAAAGCCATATGAAAAGCCATCGTCAGAAGTTTTCTCGCCGCGGTCGTTGTCTCTAAAGGATAGTTTTAAATCAGGTGTTTTCTTTCTTGCTTTTCTGGTAAATACGACCACCCCATGTCCAAAATTATCCTGGGAGCGGGCGATGCCGAGTGGTTCCACCGCTGCCGCGGCTAGCGTGCCGGGATCGATAGCGGCCACCATCTTGAACGACGTGGCAAAGACTGGCTTGACGCTAACATTATAGCCATAATCGGGAAGTATGAGCAGGTCGACTTCGTCAAATAAGCTATCAAAGCCTAAGTTTGCGAATGTGCGTTCGAACGATTGATCAGGTTCAAAATCGTTATTTGAGTTGAATGATGCAGCTAGCGCTGATCTTTCCATTTCGCCTACTTTTTCATCGGTACTAAGCAGGTAATCGGCAACATATAGCGGAAATGCG